GTCTGGTACTCTAACGATAGCCTTTCCTTCTTCTTTAAACAGTATATTAGAACTAGAAGGAAATTGTTGAAATTCGAAACTACTTCCAGTTGCAATTCTTTTACTGTTAAATCTCACCTCAACTACGTCTCTGTTAGCTATGTTTCTAATAGTAGTTGTATCTGCATCAGTTGGGTGTATACTAGCTTCAAAAACTACTAATCCTAATGCTGGATCGTTTCCTGCTATGCTCCCACTAGTTGTTTTACTTCCTTCATACCTTGCATTTATAATACCTGCTTTAGTATATGAACAGTCTTGTATCTGTGCCGGTTGTGCTGTTAAACTTGTTATAGCGTCTAGATTAGTAGGTATAAACTGACTAGAGTTTCTATCTACAACCATAGCAACAGAGTTTAACTTAAGTGCATCAGAGTTTCCTTGTCTAGGATTATTATCACTATTAAAGAAGTTATTAGTTAGAAAAGGAGTAAATACTAACTCCGAGGATAGCTCTCTAGGATTACCTGCAGAGTCTTCAGAGGCAGTTGCATTTAGTTGTAAATCTTGAACAGTTATATAAAAGTGAGTACCTCGGTTTGTTCTATTTACTATTGTAGTAGTATAAGTAGAACCGGCATAGTCAAAAGTAAGTTTATCTACTTCTTTTAAAGCATTTCCTATAGCTGTTCCTTCTATTGACTTTAAAGGTACTGACATACCCTTCAATATATAAGGAGGTATATTAATAGATGCTGATACACTACTAGATATAAGTAAATTAATATTACCTTTATCTGCTCCATAATTAGAAAAAGCAGATGGGTTGAGATTTTTAAATTCGTCTATAGTAGGCATATTATATTATTTTAATTAAATCTAGCATAGTATACATTACCGTGAACTGATTCGTCTAACCTATCTACAGTCAGAGTACTAGATGTTGTTATTAAGCTTCCTGCTCCTGAAGAGCCTGTATACCAACCGTCAAAGGTATATGGATAAGTAGCTGTAGCTTGTAGAGTAAAGAATTCAAAAGTATCATAATCATGTACTAATCCTAAACTACCAGTAGCTCCGATTGCTGAAGGATAAGTTTGGCTTATGTCTCCTGAACCAGTTCCTGCTGAGAGTATTCTATAATAGTCTCCTAAATATTCTGCTTGTAGAGAGATTGTACAAGAAGGTGGAATAGGATCAGATTGAAACAAAGCAGTCAGGTCCATTGTAATTAACGGCTGTGCTGATTTTTTTAAGTTATTACTTTTATTTAATTCACCGTCTTGAACTATTAAAAAAGACCCACTATACTCTCCAGTTATTCTTACCTCTTCTCCTGTAACATCTCTCTTTACTCTACCTAAGGGAGATACTATTGATGATGAATAGTCAGTTGTATATGTCTGTTTTGCAGCATATGGAAATGATCCTCCATCACTTCCTGTTACGGTAGATATGGATATACTACTAGAGTATATGTCATTAGTAAATGACACAGATGGAGCAGTTATTTTACTTCTATTAAGTACGTGAGGTTCAATTATTAACCCTGTAGCAGTAACAGTTCTTGCAGGAAGAAAATCTTTTATTTGTTTAAAGAGAGAGTTGTCGAAAAATTTCAACAATCTGACGAATCCGTTAGGTGATCGATTAAATGCTAAATCATCATTCCAGTTAAAATTAGAATCCTCCCAAGCAGAGGTCATGTCCTCCCATGTAATGTCTTCTTCTAAAATCTTTTTAGATACTATATTTAAACTATCATATCTAGCATCCGACTCAATTCTAGGATCCCCTATATAATTGTCTATATTAAAAGATCCAGTAGTTCTGTTTCGTATTACTTTATTGGTATCACTATTAATATTAAAACCAACATGAACTTCATGTGAGTCGTTACTATAGGTATTATTTTTATTTACGACAGTAGAAAAAGCAGATAATGCACTTCCTGTAACTATACTGCCTGTATTGTCTAATCTTATAGCTACTTTAGATTGAGATAAAAAAGGAGTAGGTCCAAAGAAATCATCAGTTCCGGGCTTGACTCCGGGTGAGGTTCTAATATCTAAAATATTGTCGGGTATACCATAACAGTTAATAAGAGCTCTTAATCCTCTTTGAGTTCCTTTAGTCTTTATAAGGAAAGGAAGATTGTGATATATTCTCTTGTATACCTCTTTCTGGTATGAGTCTTTAGGTATAGGCTGTAAATGACTATTACTGCCAGAAGCTGCTACAATTGTACTGGTAATATATTCACTACCTGTATTATACGCTTCTCCCAAATATGAGCTAAATAAGTTTTCTAAAGAAGCATTACTATCATATAACTTTATTCCAAAGCTTTCTATAGCATCTTTAACTAAGTCTTTAGAAACTCCAAAATTTAATCTGTTATCAGCATCATACTTATCTGATACAGCTTTAAAATAGATCCATAGATTGTCAAAGTGTTGAGCAATCATATGAACAAACATAAGATAAGGTTCGTTATTAGAATCTTCTCTTATATAAGTCGGTATTGTGTTAGTAAGTAGATCAAAATTACTTACATCATAATTAGATGCACTATTTAACTGTTTACTATACCAGGATACAGATTCACTAGTAGTTGACTTTTGAGTCGAATAAGGTCTTGTTGAAGTAAGCTTTGGCCAAGAATAGGAGCTACTTTCATAATAAAGATATCTATCGTAGTGGTCAAAGTTATTTACAACTCCTTGAATAAGGTTGTCATAGTAAGTTGTACTACCTGATATACCTGGAAGGTTTAATCCTGATAAAGATGCTGAATAGCTTGAATCTTCATAGGAATGTAGTAAATCTAATTTGTATTTAAAGTTTCTTAATCTTTCTTCAGCAGAACTAAAATGTATAAAGTCTTTATAGTCAGTATGATCTATAGCTATTTGAGCACTTTTTTCGTTAAAAAGAGAATATAGCTCGTAATAGCTGCTACTAACAGGATAGCTGAAGAGTTCGTTATAATTAAGAAACTCTGTAGTGTTAGTTAATTTATCGTTTACCTCTAAAGAAAAATTAGGACCTTTTAATCTTTTAAGTTTTTCTTTTTCTTGAACTACTTCTGATATGCATTCAAAGACTTGAGGGTTAGATATCTCTTCTAGAACATTTACTAGTGTATTAACGTTTATATTAGAAGGTAGAGCTGAGTTAAGCTTTACTATAACAGAGTTATTTTCGGCTTTTATATTCAATAAGTTTATAAAAGTTTCTCCAGCTACTAAATAAAACTCATTAAACGTATTAGATTTTGCTATCTCTTTACTATAAGAACTAGCATAGTTATTTATTTCTTCGTCAGTTAAATCTTTAGATAATAATTTAAGCTCTTTTCTGTCTGGAGATATTTGCTTTACAAATAAGTTACCACCGGTTTTACCTGTTGTGAAAAGATTATCTAAAAATCTATATTTAAGAATTAAATCAGAACCTTCTAGACTGTTTGATTTTATATCTTTAACAGGATCTACAGTTACTACTGATGCTCCTGATGCTCCGGCACTTTGTGCGTTATTAAGTAGAGAGTAGTCAATAAAGTCTGTATCTATTACAACAGGAATATTGTCTAAAGAGCAAATTTCTAATCTTACAAAATTTTTATTACTTGTAAATTTACTGTTTATTTCAAATGAATCAACTACTTTACTTTGATTATTATCAAGTAAATTTTCAGGGTAGATAGAACCAGAAGTTATTTGCGTTATGTCGTATCTAATTTTGTTCACTTGCTAATCTTGTGTTTAGATCTATTATAATTTGTTGCTGGTTAAGTAGTTCTCTTCTTAGTGTTGCTATTTCATCTAAAAGAGGCTGTATATCTTCTGTAGTTCTATCATAATCTGCTAATTCAGAACTTTTTTTAATAAGGTAAGCATGAGAACCGCTATCTCCTTCTATAGGTATTTCATAGTATAGACTGTCGTAGGCAGTAAAAAATTCGTCTACAGTTAGTTCTTCTTCAGTTGTATCAACAGGTGCAAAGAAAGTAAAATTTCTATCTACTACCTTATCTAACTGTTCTTTATTGAGAACTTTATTCTTTATTTGTATATTTTTAGCCATTACTTACTACCTTAAAAATATTTTTGTTATCTAAAACTACAGTGCTATTATCTATAGTAGTTTTAATTAACAATCTATAATGTCTTTCTGGTTGAAATGAGTTCATATAGACGTCAAAATAGCTTCCGTTATCGTCTGCTGAAATCTTAGTATAGTTAGAATCAAAGTCAACTATCATTTCGTTGCTAAATTCATCCTTTATACCCCAATAAGACTCTTCTGGTAGTTTGTATTTGGTTAAATAAATAGAAGATGTAGTGAATGTTCTTGTAGGATATTTAGGTCTTGCAGCTATCTTGAATCTTATTTGATCTGAATCTATATACTTTTCTTTATGATTAGATATAGTTACTGTAGTAGTATCAGATGATACTTCTGTTAGTGAGCTGCTGTAATTAGAATCATTCCATTTAAACTCTAAGTATGGAGGAAAAATAGTATTAGAGTTTTTTCCAAAATAGTTAAGTTTAATACTTGAAGATAAATAATTTTCGTATGTATCTTCTAATTTAAGTAAAAATCCATTATTAGTTAAAGTGCTTCCATTTATAGCTGAAATTGCTGAGGTTAGATCTATATTTAGATCGTAGTCTGAATTTACTGTAAATGATTGTGATCCCGTATTAGTATTTAAAAAATCACATCCTAAGCTACTCCATTCAGTTGTTCCTGCATCTTTATATTTCCAAGACGTTCCTGTTCTATTTATTGGACTATCACTCGATTTTCCAGTTCCTTCTATCCAAGAAGAAGATATGGGATGAGCTTTTATAGTAAAAGAAGCAGGTATTTCAGTTGCATTTGCTAAATATAAATTAAGACTAGCAGAAAAAGAACCAGATACTTTACTACTTATTGTATTAGTTATGTCGTCTGTATTAAATTGTATAAGAGACCTATTAGATCGACCGATCGCACTATCGATAGGATCAGGAAATCCACCTATTTCAATTATTTCATCCTTACCCGCGTTAGGGTAAAGCCCAGCAGTATTAGGTTTGCTGGTTACAAACGTATCTTTTTCTGGAAATATTCTATATATGGCCATCTTATAATGTTATTACTCTTCCTTCAATATCTTGATTAGGGTACTTAACCTCAAATATGCTTGGATCGTATGAAGGATATACTACGTTGTCTTTAGTAGCACCTTTAGAATCGTATTCATATTCAGAGTAATTACCTCCTGCTAAGTTTGTAACTTCTACGGTTTTAACTGTCTGTACGCCTTTTACTCTATCGAGTAGTGTATATAGTTCAGATAGGTTTATAGGCTGGTTGATAGCCCATTTAGTAATATCAAAGTAGTTTTTAAGAACTGTGTTGCAATTAAGTAATACGTCTCTACTGTTGTAGTTAGGTAGAGTTACTATTTCGAATTTTACTTTAATATTAATTACAAACGCATCTAATATATTTATACTGTCTGTAATCATTTTGTATAGAGACAAGTACTCTCTAAGGTTGTTCTTTAAACTAGTAGATGCTTTAGTTAGCTTTTTTTCGTTGTCATACCCTAGTACGTACAAGTTTAAATCTAAAGGATTATTAGTCTGTAAGAATTTTTTATTATCTTGAGTAGCTTGGGATGTAAAGCTTTTAGCTATCGATCCGAATTGAGACGGTAACGATAAAGATCTTACAGTATAGTCATCTAAGGTAACAGCTCTTTTCTGTTCTGAAAAAGCTCTCAAAGAATTTTGTCTTAGCTCTTCTACTGTATCACCATCCTTCCCACCTGTAGCGGGGTTGTTATTAGAGAAAGTAAGAGTACCTTGATAGGTATTATCAGTAGTTGTAATAGTTACTGCTTTCTGGTTAGTAATAGAATTAGCAGGTACATTTGATTCTATACCTCCTCCTTTTAAATATTTTATAGTCAAGGTTGTATTAGAGGGTGCTAATCCGTACGTTCTACTAAATAAAAAGTTAGATGGATCATATGCAATATCTAGGCTATTAGCAACAAGTGTATTAGTAGGTTGTAAGTTTTCAGGAGAAGGTAAAAACTCTGTATCTGATAATTCAGATATGCCTGCTCCAAATTGAATTTGAAGTACATTCTTTGAAGTAAATCTACTAACGAACCTTCTAGATACTTTCTGTAATACTAACGTTTTAGGAGCTTGGCTACTATCTTCTGCTATATTAGTTTCTTCTTTTATTACTGTATCTTGAGCTAGAAAAGGTACTTCTGTCCATTCATTACCTTCTGAGTCAGTAATACTTAAAATGCCTATAATATTGTCATCATCTAACTCTATAGTTTTAAACTTTTCTGCTACCGTAAAGTTTTTTGTAGTAGTTTCGATAGTTCCAGAGGATCCTTTTACCTTTTTAGTAAGCAGGTATTCAGCAGGATTACCCCCATCAGTAGAGTATACTGTTATGTCCGTTGGGTCGTAAGAGCTGGAAAAATTAAAATCTACTTCTTTATTAGTAAGAAAGTTAGCGTTACCTGCTGCTGTACTAGCAATAGAGGCGTTAGTCTGTACTTTTATTGCTTGGCTCCAGTTAGGAGTATAGTTAGGTGCTACTGCAGCTACTCTTTGAGTAACCTCTAGTTCAGTTTCTGCTACTGATGTCGCTCTAGGACTATATCCCATCATGTACGCTAAAGAGTATAGATTAGCAGGATTCTGAGCATGCTGTAGAAATGTTTCTTGTAGCTGTGTATCTTGGTAAAAAGATAGTACGTCTCCTACGTAGGCAGCCATTTCTATGAACATCATACCCGGGGATGTAGGAGAAAAGTCATTATAAGCATCAGGAAAGTAGTTCTTAGCGTACTCTACTAATGACTCTTTTAAGTCAGTAAACTCTCTGTTTATGTATTTTATGTCTTTCTCCGTTGCCATTATGTTAAGAAGTTTATTACTACCTCATCTTCAATGTTAGTATTATTAATTTTATATTTTAAACTAAACTGCACTGTATTACTATCAGCATCGCCTACAGTTTTAACTTCTACAGGTTGAACTTTAGGAAAGAATATTCTTAAATCCTCTCTTATCAAAGCGTCAATCTGTTCTACTTTATCTTTAGTTAAGTTATCAAACAATAAAGTTTGTAACTGATTACCAAAGTCAGGGTTAAGGTACCTTTCTCCTCTATTAGTTAAAAAGTAATTTATTAAGTTAGTTTTAATAGCATCTTTAGTTTGAAAGGTAGAATTGAATACAGCTTTGCCAGAAAAAGGTAGGCTCACACCTACTGCTTTTCTAGGCTGTAAATCAATCGGGTCTATCTTTCGTATGTTAAATGCCATTTTAATTTAAAGTATTAGATGATTTCTTATTTGCAAGGTCATAAATACCTTTTGCCTTTTTAACAAAATCTAACTGACTAATATCAATACCAGGCATAGGCCCTTGATTCTCTTTAGCCATTTGATTAGACATCATAGAAGCGAAATTTGGCTTCTGAACTCCTTGTCCTCCTATAATATCGGAGGCTTCTGATGGAGTTAAAGAGGCTCTAGTGTCTTGAAGCATTTCATCTAATGTAGCTGCACGGCCAGAAGACCATCTTTTAGGCTGTCCTTTAGGAACTTCTGAATAGGTTTGAGATATTGGTTTAGTTGGAGTACTTGCAATTTTAACTGCTTCTGTTAACACTTCTTGTAACTCCTCCCTAATTGCTGCTCTTACTTCTTCTCGTATTACTTTACGTAGTTGATCCAGTTTCATATATATAAATAGTTTAATTATGGAAGTTGATTATCGATTCTAAATTTTATTTCATCTAAAAGTACTTTTGTTGAAGAACTAAAAGACAAATCTCCTTTTATTACTGCAATTCCTCTTACATTTCTAGCTAATGCAAATCTTCTAGGAGCTATATTAGAGTCTTCAGGTACTACTTGAATTTCTAGCTTATAAACAGTTCCGTCAGGTCCTATATGTGAGAAGATATCAGATGACTGTTCTATCGGAGTAGGTGTACGAAATATATCTAAAGATTCTCTTAATTTATTCTGTAGGTCTTTATCTGATATACCTTTTATATTATCTCCTAATTCTTTTACTTGTCTGTTAAAAGCATCTTGATTATCTTCACCTAACCTTGATACTGCTTCTTCTGGGGTAATATTTAATTCGGATGCAATTTGTGATACAGATCTGCTATCTTTTTCCAGGCCATTGGATAAGAGGTCTTTACTAAGATTGCGGAATACTGAATTACCGTTTTTATCTAGTAGGTCTAAGTCTCTTTGCTCTTCCTCAGAAAGTCTCTCGTTTATTTCTTTTTCTATTTCACAAGCTTTAAGCGAAAACTGTATTTTTTTCATAGCTCTATCAATGCTCTTGAGCTGTACATCCTCACCAGATACAATATAAGATATACCGTCTATATCGTCAGATAGTTGCTTTATAAACTCCTTTACTAAGTGCATTGTATCTGCGTACTTAGTTGTAATGTTCACAGGTAGCCCTACTATTAATCCTCCTGCAGGACCTGGTGGGATACCTATTCCTTGCGGTAGAGGTATAGATAAAATAATTTTTAATGCTGCTTTTAATCCGCTTATTGGAGGTTTAAGCGTTCTGGGTATTCTTCTAAACTTAGATATTCTGCTATTAATAGAATTTAGACTACTTTGGATACCCTCTAGCTGTCTTCTTTTTCTTGATAAACCAGATGGACATCCTTGAGATCTAAACTGTGACTCTAAAGTACCTAGCCTAGTTAGTACTTTACCTGTAATATCTCCTTGTATTTTTCCTACTTGCTTTGCTATTACGGCAGTCAGCTTGCTATCTGGTATATTTACGTATGGCATTATATTTTATCTATAAACACTTTTTTAGAGTGTAAGTTCTTAAGTAATTGTTTCAATGCTGGTAACTGAGCTTGCATCTTAACACCTTCTTTTAATAGCCCTGCTATATATGTGGGGGGAGCGGGTGGTGTAGTAGCCATTGTTTTTGCTAACCCTTCTAGTAGAGATACTAAATCATCGAGCCATACGGTAGTTGTTTCACCTTTTAAAGCAGGTTCATCTTCGTCAAATGCACCAGTACCTAAGTATATTTTTTTACTATCCATTCCAATGTAATCATCAGAATCTATTCCTATTACTTTTGCATTGAGCCCTATAGACTCTTTAGCAGATATAAAAGCTCCTTCATCTCTTGCATTAAAGTACAATCTTCCTGAGTTAATCAATACTTGAGCTCCTTTAAATGTATCTGCTTTTTCAGGTTCTTCCTCGAAACCATCTCTTTTTTCGTGAGCTTGCTCTAATTCTATAGTATGGTCTGATGTCATATATAGAGAAGAGTCATCATCGTTAATGTTCTCTGTTACTAGTTCAAAAGCATCTCCTGCTTCAGCTTGACCATTTCTTAATAAAGTGAAAGGCTTACCATTATTAGAGTCGTCTGTTATTTCGTTTAGGTCATGTTTAGTTCCTCCAAATCGTAAAGTATTACCATGTCTTCCTTCTACTGTTACATCCCCAGCAAACAGCTGTAGGTTGTTAATCTTATCTGATTCTTCAAAATCTTCTCCTAAATCAGCTTGTGATTCTTGATCTTGAAATTGTAACGTGTCCGGGTATGCATTATGGTGCACATGGTTCCATATAGGTATTATTTTAGTCCAGTATAGTTTACTACTGTTAGCTATTGTTCTTTCAGTAGCAGGTTGGGATACTAACTCTACTACTTCACCTTTCAAGGGTATTTGTTTAAAGTTATTTCCGCTATAATAAGCAAACTTTAAATCTTCTTCTACATCTTCTGTTTTAGGTGTGTTTAAATTTCTAAAGAATACTCCATTAATAGAGTTTGATTCTCCATACTGTTGGTATTCAGGATGATCTGCGTTCTGTATAACGTCCACAACTCTTCCGTAGTACTTACCAGAGGTACCGGATGAACCTCCTCCTCCACTATTACCTCCACCTGCACTTGGTCCTAAGTTATACGCCATCTTCTCCTTCAGTTTTATCCTCTACCTCGTTGACAGTTTGCTCAGACTCTTCTAAAAGATCTTGTAATTCAGAGAAATCAAA